AAAGACATGGCAATTAATACCAACTTTAATATTTATGAGCCAGAGGCATTTGTTGAGGTAGCACTAGCTAACCAATATCCAAATCGACCAATGGTATCTAGCGCTGTTACTAACGTAGCTGGTGCATCAATCGAGGGTCTAGTAGCAGCACGTAACAAGACTGTAAGCATAACTCGTGCAGTAAAGCCAAGTGGCGCACCTACTGCATATACTGGTAGCTATTCTCTAGGCACACCTAATGCTAGTGAAGAGCAGTTAGTAATTAACAAGCACTTCTTCAGTGGATTCAGCATCGACAAGGCTGACCAAAAATTTGCACTTCCTGACTTAGTACAACAACATTTTGTACCAAGACTACATCAACTAATTGACCAAATCAACGCTGATGTAAAGACTGAGGCTCGTAAAGGGTTTGAAGCAGCATTTGCTGACAACAACACAGATTCTACTGTTATGGACACAAACGACCTTGCAGAGGCACGAAGAATCATGGCTGCTCGTAAGTTTGTATCTGACAACATGAACATGATTATTGATCCATTTGCAGAGAAAGATTTGACTACACTAAATCTTTTCCAAAATGCTAATACTCGTGGAAACAACGAGATTCAGTTGTCTGGCGCAATGGCTCAGGCTTATGGTTTCAACTTCTTCGTTGACAACAATGGAAGCGACCATACTCCTGCCACTGTAACTGATGCTGTTCTTGCAGCAACAGAAGCTATTGGACAAACAGAACTAACCATTGATAATGGTAGCGGTGGAGCAGCAACTGTATCTTTAGCTGAGGGTGACGTTGTTACTTTCGGTTCTGCTAAAGGAACAGATGACTTCTACGTAGTTGAGTCTCAAACAGGAACAGTTCTTACCTTGAAAGAGCCATTACGAAAAGCGTTAGCCAACAACGCCACTATCAATCCAGTTGATATTGCTTCAGGCGACACTGGTCGTGAGCAGTTCTTCTACGATCCATCTGCACTAGCCTTAGTTACTGCAGTAATGCCTTCAGTAGATAGTGGTTCAGGATCAGGTGTTCGTAGAGCAGCAGGCTTCGAGCCAATGAACAATGTGAACTACACATTGACTATCGAAGAAACCAAGTCAGGTGCTGATATACTTATTGAAGTTCTTTATGGAACTAAAGTATTCAGAGGAGACTTAGGTGGTCGATACATTCGTGGTAACGTAGCCAAAGCCTAATTTTATAAGGAGCCGCCTTAGTGCGGCTCTCTTTTTATTATGGTTCAACCTGAAGACATAATAGACTCAAGGGCTATGATAGGTATGTTCGGTCTACTATCGAGCATAACCCTGCAACAAGTATCTACAGTAGTATCTATACTTGTCGGTATTGTAACGTTTGGTTACATGACTATGAAATGGTATTATGAATGGAAGAAGATTAAAAGCGAGTAATTATGGCGTTCAGTAGCCTTACCCTTACTAGAAACAATATTGATGCACTAGAAGAGTTGACCTTCAAGGGTATAAACGTGACTAGTGGTACTACAACGCTCAACCTTTCTGAGAAGGATAATTTAATTTTAGGTAAGGCAATAAAATTACTTAAGACTGATATTCTTGAGAATCTTAGAGAGTATATAAACGACACTACATATAGCACAGAAACAGCTTTACTAGATGCTATACACGCTGCAGACTCGGAGGAACTACTCGTTGATTTATTGACCTTTAAATTTCTTGAGTTGTGGTTTGCCCAAGATGCGACTCACAGAGATAGCTACTCCTTTGAAAAAGCTAGAAAGTATTATGCAATGTATAATCAATACTTAACGGCTAACCTTAGAAGACTTAGTGGATTACTATCTACGCCCAAGACAACCCCAAGAGTAAGATTTATGAGTCTATATTAATGAATTTATCTTCTGTAATATTAAAAGATGTTAGGTCACAATTTGATTCTAATAAATTCAAAGAGTCAATGAATGAGGTGGGTAGAGAGTATGAATTTTCTATCCAAAAAATGAATGTTCAAGGATTAGAGCCTGACGGAGGTAGAAGATTTGGATTAGTCGATAGCTATGCTGATTACAAAAGAAATATAGGCCGACAACCAATACCTGACTTTTTATATACCGGCACTGCTGAAGAAGATTTTATGTATCAACCTAAAAAAAGAGGTGTCAGTTTTGGTTATAACAGCGCACGTGTAGGTGGATACATGAGGGACCATGAGGAGGGTAATGGTGTACCACAAAGAAGACAGTTTCCCATAGAGGAGGACTCAGACTCATCTGAACAACAAACAAATATAGGTGATGTCAAAGATATTATTTTTGAGTTATTAAATGAAAAAAGAACTATAAAAGCTGATTTGATTATAAATATAGGAAGTACATTTAAATCTAAAGGTTCTGTAATTGTAGGATAATGGATAGAAATGCAATACTTACTGGATACACAACAAGCTTCAGTAGCTATTCCTCTTCTGACAGTAGGCCTACAGTAGAAAAGGTATTGAAGTTTAGTGGTAGTAATTTAGATATTAGAAGGCGTGGAGATATTATTACTGAAGTTGTAATATTCAAACTATTAGGTGGGTCAACAGATATTTTGGTACAAGCTGACAAGCCTTTAGAATTAAATCAGAATTTTGAAGCTACAGTTTATATAGAACAGGCAAACACACACAGTGGAAAAGATACTTCTTATGATAGAATGCTAGAACTTACGGATCAACTTATTGATTGGGCGGATACAACAGTTGCAACTACAGTTACATCTGATGTACTCACCCTTCAATTTACTGGTGTTGATTCAATTGATGAGGACAATGGCTTTTTATCAACAAGTGTAAATTTTCAAAGCATAATTAAAATATCCTAAACCAAACATAAAAAAATGGCAAAACTAATATTTAGCAAGGCTAAAGTATTAAATACTTCAAGCGCAGTGCAAATGACCATAAGTAATATTACTGTTGAAGGTGTAGAAATAGAAATAACACCAGATACTGTGAATATTGAAAATAACAGAGAATTATTCGAGTCATATACTGGCAGGATAGTTGTTCGAACAACAAACATAAATAATGATGCTGGTTCAGCTATACTTGCTAGTGCATTTGTATCCAACGATGGAACGACTCCTACAGAGGGTAAGTTACAATTAGTTGGTCAGACCGGTAGTCATACTATAACCACAGGAAATACTTTCATTATGGGTCATAAATCCTTTGAAAATGGAAGATTAGAAACTGTATTAGTTGCACAAGCAGCAGCTACAGATAGTGAAAGTGTACTCGTTGTAAGTTAAAATTTAATCTATTTATTATGCCAGCACAATTAAACAAGTTAGCACTTGTCAATACTTCTGCACTTACTGAAACAAAGACGTTTTCTATAGTACAGGAAGGTGCTGCTGAGGCATCAAGACAAGTTATATCTATTGAGGCAAATACTGCTATAATAGAAAACAACATAGAACTAATAACTAGTAAAATATTCAATATTACTCTTACTGGATTATATGATAGTTCAACAGTTACACAACTAAAAACATGGACTGATAATCAAACTAATCTTGTCTTTACAGGATTTAGTGTGGATGGTAGAATCCTTCAGGCAGAGGGTATTTTAACTAGAGTCAGAGGCTTTGAGGATAATTTATCATTCAGATTTGCTAGTCCAAGAGAAGCTATTGGTGACTATGATAGCACTACTGGTGAACATACCGCTTCTATGTCATACAGTAAAAATGGTTTTTCACTGTATAAATGGTTGGGTGTAGGTTCTCCATCAAGAGCAGCTAATTGGACTGCTGATGGGCTATCTAGTACATCTACTTTTAATTCAAGTAATGACAAACAAAGATTAAAAAATGATGACTCCGATACCTCTGATGTCGCAACATTCAAGCATAGAGTATATTTTCCATTTGCAGGTAAGCAACTAACCGCTTTTGTTGAAGTAACTGATGTTACAGATGTGGCTCCAGCTCCAACAATGACAGTAACAGCTATAGACTCTAGTGGGTCAACACTTGGGAGTGCCGCATCAGTGAATCTCACTAGTGCAGCAGTCAAATTAGCAACGCTAACACTACCAGCTAATACTCATCATGTTGATGTTTCATTTAATATAAATGGTACAAATGATATTAAAATCAAACAACCATCTTTGCAAATAACAACAGGTACACCTACAACATCTGATAGAAATTTTGAAGAATTTAACACATAAACCCTAAAAATAAAGCGAGCGATTTATGGGAAGAATAACAAAAGTTCAAGGCGAGTTTATGGGGGTTGGGTTTGAAGTAAAGCCGACCCCTATTCGTTTTGACAAGATAGTAGAAGAAAGAAGACAGATGCTTCTTAATTGGTATAAGGCAAAACATCCTGAAACCCACAAGAAGTTAATCGATGATAATGTAACAATTGACGATTATAGCGTGGAGGATCTTCAGGCTATAAACGCTTGGAAATTGGATGAAGAGTTTCGTGCTGAGTACTGCAAGTTCACTGCAGAACATTCTATGAAACTAGAGGCTCCTATAGATGATAAGGTATGGAAATCTGACGAATTAGAATTAGGAACGCTTGAGGAAGCGTGGGATTTTTTTACGAACAGGCGACAAGTACCTATAGATGGAGTCGGAGTAGCTTAGAGTCATTAGACCTGCTCGCACCTAATGACCTCGTGGTTGAAGTTGGCGGAGCGTATACATATTACTGTTACGTTCTTGCCGACTTTGATCCATTGCGAGCAAAGGAACTTGAAGCCCAATGTTCAATAGAGGACATAACGCAGGCCTTGATGGCTCGTGAAGCATATCATAGACCTAAAGAAAAATAAATATGCCTGACTTAATTTACAATGTAAAATTTAAGATTGCTTCTAAGATTGATGATTTAGGTGGTGCAGGTGCAGCGAAATCATTAACTCAATTGAATGAGGCTGTAGACAAAACTAATAGGTCTACTGGTAAACTTGGTGAAGAAGTCAAAGATTTAGTAGCGGCAGAGGCAGAATTTGTAGCTGCTAATAATAAATCTAAAGCATCTATAGATAATAAAAGAAAGGCTAGTCAAAATGATTTAAGGACTATAGCTAAAACAAACCTAGAGGCTCGTGCTAGAATAAAACAGATACGAGAGGAAAGGATTGATTTAGATAGGTTTATTCAAACTAATAAATTAAACACTGCTGAACGTACCAAGCTACTTGGTATATCAACAAGGCTTGAGAATCAAGAAAAAGCTTTAATAGTTGAACTTCAAAAGGGTAGAGCGGCTCTTCAGGGTCAGGGAAATGAAACAGACGAACTAACAACGGCCACTGAAAGGTTAGCAAATGCTAAGAAAGAATTAGGAAGTGTTACTACCTCAAATAACAAAGCATTTTCTACGGCCAATCAAACTTTATTCTCTTTTAGTGATGGTATTCAAGATGCGGCGCAGTTCATACAAGGTGGTCAAGTAAACTTTGCCCAAGGTATGCGAGCCGTTGGTAACAACGTTGGGTTTACGGCTGAACTTTTTGGCAATTTAACAACCAAATCTGGTGGTTTAAAGAATGCATTTAAAGCTTTAGGAAAATCATTGGTGGGTCCTGGAGGTATTCTAATAGCTATAAATTTACTAGTTACAGCCGCCACTGTGTTACCTCAGTTGTTAGGCAAAAACAAAGAATCAGCCGAAGATTTAGAGAATGCCTTAGAAGGATTAAATGATGTTGCTAGAAGAACTTCTGAAATAATTGCTCAAACTGGTGCATTTGATTTAGGAATAGAGGGTCTTGAAAG